TCAGTACAGCCTTAAAAGTATCTCGGTATTTAGGATCACCTTTGATTTTACCAAAGATTGTCGAAGCCTTATCAGCCGCACTGTCGGTCATTTCAGACTGTACCTGCCTAAACAGATTATCCAAGTAGCCAGCTTTCAGTCGTCCCTTCAGAGCCTGTACATCTACTGGCTTTCCTCCAATACGCTCAGCCATTAAAGCAGCATCGTCTATGGCATTGTATGCCTTATGTACCAAGGAAACATTACCTGTAGCCCAGATAGACTCTGCCACTGCTTCAGGTGCTTTGTCTGCTAGAGCATTAACAGCCTCAGAACGTAGGTTCTGCATACCTTCTCGGTAGGTGTCAGAGATACCTTTATACTTCTGGTATATGTCAGATCCTTGCTTCTTGGCTTGGGTGTCCAGCATAGTATGGTAACGGTCTATCAAGTTGCTGTAGAACGCTTCCAGCTTAGGTTGCTTGTCTGTCGCTAGCTTCAATTCACGCAGTTTAGTAGAGAGTCGCTCAATGTCTGAGAAGGCATCCTTGAACGTTATCGTACGTTCGTTGCGTAGAAGCAGCTTAAGCTCCTGCTCCATTTCTTTAGGCAGACGAGTCTCAACCTGCAGCATATCAGATATTGAAGCTGTAGTGCCTCGGTTAGCTCGTATATTCCTACTGTTGGCATATAGAGTACCACGAACATATGTCTCTAAAGACTGTGCAGACATCGGAGTAGCACCAGCGATAGCGTCAAGCTGTTTGTACTGAGGTTTAGCCCAAGCAATCAACTCCTCCTCTACCTGCTTGATAGCCCCTTGGAAGGCCTCACCAGCACCTACACGGTCTGCTCTGCCTATTAGCTGTACTTCACGCTCAAAAGCTTCCTTAAGTGCTGTGTTCTGAGCCCTATATAGTTTAACTAGCTGAGTCTCACCACCTATACCAGCAATAGCTACTTTCTCAAGGTTAGTTTGCCAACCAGAGTTTGTAATCTGTGCTGGGGTAAGTGTTAGCCCCTTGGACTGTAGGAACTGCTGAAGCTCCACTAGAGATTTTAATTCGTCTTCACCTAGCTCTTTACCAGCTCGGTAGTTCTTGATAGCTCGGTAGCCTTTGGCGATGCCTCCGAATACGGCAGCACCTCCTAGTTCATACGCACCTGCCTCCAGCATACTTCCAAGAGTATCTAGCACGTCTACTTCGTCACCAGCTAAGTCTGCGGCAGTCTCACCGATGCCTCGGCCTGTCATAGCCCCTACAACGCCCCCTACGACCGCTGACGGGACTTTTAGTTGTGGTATAGGCGACCATGTAGCCCCCTGCTTAGCACCCTTCAGAGAGCCGTATAGAGCCCCTCCGATCTCACCAGCCATTGGAGCATAATCCATTATCATCTGATTGACAGCATTCACAGGCGAGGATTGCTCCATAGCTTGTTGTATGCTGTCCATCTCAGGGTTTGGTGGAGCCTGCATTGTAAAGTTAGGGTTCATGGCTTGAAGCTGTGCCATCAACTCATCGTCTTGTTGTGCCATTATTAGCCCCTATTTGAATTGTTTGTATTTTGCCATAGTGTCAAACTGAGCCTGAGTAGGCATACGAATGACGAAATCTTCTGGCAGTCTTTTAGCATCCTGCAACTGTTTTAGGTACAGAGCACGGCCAGCGGCTTGGTAGGCTGCAGTGAGTGAGTTGACTTCCATGCCTTTGATATCACCCATACTAGCCTGTGATACAACCTTATCCATGATCTGTGCTGCGTAAGCATCGCCAGCGTGCTCAGCGGCCATACGACCAAAGATTGTACGTAGACCCTGTACAGACATATCAGGTGACGGTACAGTTTTCTCCAAGAAGGCAAGGTCTTTATCAGACAATGCGCCTTTGAGATTCCCAGCTTTGTCAAGAACCAGTTCACCACGTAGTACTTGAACGAGTTCGTTAGCCACTGTTTCGGCTTTAGCGCCTTCAAAGCCTAGCTGACCCATCCAGCTTGCAGCAAAGGCTTCAATGGTAGAGAACTTGCCTGTAGAGGCAGTGTCCAAGGCCCTCAGGATTGTTTCAGAGCGCTCTAGAGACTTGTTAGCTTCTACACCGAGCTCAGCTACTTCCATAGCCTTTTCTAGTCTTGCTTTGCCTATAGCGCTGTTAGGGTCGAAGCCAGCATCACCACCCGCAGACATAGACTCAAGGCGAGCCGCCAACAGACGTTGTTTCTCTTCCTCTGAAGCGTCTAGGTTAGACAACTCAGTGAGGAAGTCTGTGCTGTCCATCTTAGCCAACTCAGCTTCACGTTGTGCTGTAAGAGCCTCTGTAGCTTTCTGCTGGTAGCCGAGTAGCTTAGTCTCTGCAGCCATCTTCTCAAGTTCTTCCAGCGTCAGCTTCTCAGTACGATTTGCCTGTGCAGTTGTGAGCCTGCGTGCAACCTTCTCAGACTTGATTTCCTCTTGGAGTTTAGCAACACGTTCTGGATGCAATTCAGCCTCTTGTGCAATACTCTGAGACAGGTTACGTGTTTGCATACGTGTGAACCCAGAGGTAGCCAAGGTATTGTCCAAGGTGGCTTGAGCTTGCTGTATGTTGGTCTGTACAGTTGCACTAGCAACTTGACCAGCAGCTTCAGACTGTGCTGCATCACCTGCGAGCTTACGTGCTCTGTACATCTCAGTAGCTTGGTCAAACGCTAGTTCGTAATCAATACCACGGGTTTCTGAGATAGTCTTTGCAGTGTTAGCGATAATCTCCTGCTCTTTAGCTGCTGCCATGCGCTGGTCTAATGCTGCTTGACGAAGGGCTGCAGCACGATTCATCAGAGCCTCTGCAGCCCTTGGATTAGTCTGTGCTAGTGTCTGTGCGTAGGCTTCAATAGCATCAGGATCTTTAGAGCCTGCTATCTTACCCATCTGTGCTTGTTGCTCTCGGGCCTGCCGCTCCTCTGGAGTCATACGAGCCTGCATCAAAGCCTTCTTAGCTTCTTCGTTGCCAAACAATCCAGCTACATTGCCTGCAGCGCCTGCCATACCCCGTACAAAGCGATCAGCGGCCTTTGGCATATACTGTGCGGCTGCAGCGCCCTGTGCTAGAATACCTGCCGCTAATCCAGACCGTGTAGGTTGCTGTAGAAGCATCCCTGCAGACTGGCGACCTTGGTCCATTAGAGCCTGTTCTTGCTCAGCACGGACCTGTTCGGGAGTCTTAAAAAGTCCCATGATGGATGAATCTGCCATATCTACCTCTTAAAATGATTTAAGCAAAGTTTCCCAAGGGGAAGGACCGTCGCCATATTGTCCAGACCCTGCGAACATTCCAGACAACGCATCAGAAAGCGCATTGACACGACTTGCTTCAAGGTTAGCCAAGGCTGTATTAACAGCTTGCTGAGACTCAAGACCTTCAATACCACCCTTGTAGATCGCCTCAGACTGTCCAAGACCTGCACTAGTTGCAATGTTAGCAAGGTTAGTTGCTGGCTGCAGAGCCTGTAGAGCCTGCTGTTGTGGGTTGTAGTAGTTAGCCATAAGGCCAGATGTGTTTGCAATCTGCTGCTGTTGAAGCTGTGGAGCCATTTGCTGTGCAGAAAGGAAGTTAGCTGCAGTACGTTCCTGCATTGCTTTTTCCATCGCTAGCTGCTCTGGAGTCCCACCATAGGCTGCTGTCTGCGTACCTAAACGTCCTTGGGCTGCAAGTCTATTCTCTAGCTCAAGCCTAGCACGCTCATTCTCACCCATCTGTGCAGCCTGAAGCTGCTCAAACAAGCCCTGTGCAGTAGGAAGCTGCTGCTGATTCAAGGCGCTAATCTGACCCTGAGTAGCAGCCATCATGTCCTGCTCAGCTTGGCTCAGGCCCATAGTGTAACCACCACCAGCACCTACATCAGTAGTACCACCAGTAGCTGTACGAACTGAGAAAGGCGTAAAGGCGGCATAGCCTGCAGCTTCTTGACCTAGCTGTGTAGCCTGCTGAGCCAATGCAGGACCTTGGGTACGCAGGTCTGACATAGTTTCGCCAGCGGCTTCATAGGGCAAATAAGCCGCAGCAGCACCGCCAGCAACGTTACCTAATGCGCCTAATGTGTTAAGCAAAGACATTAGTAAGTACCTCCATCAACAGCGCCAGCGGTTAGCGTCCCAGTTACCACAACTGTAGGTGCAGTGACCGTGCCTGTGAAAGTAGGAGAGGCTGTGTTGGCCTTTGTAGCTACCGCTGTTTGAATGTTTGTGAACTCCTCGTCAATCTCGGAGCCTTTGATAATCTTTGCTGGGTTTCCAGATGCCAAGGTGTCCTTGACTGCGAAGTTTGTTGTCTTAGAGTAATTACTCATTAGATAGTCCGTCCTACTATTGCCTGTGCTGTCATGCGCTGTATAGATACTGGAGCGCCATCAATGTCTGCTTCAATGCCAAGCTGTACTACTTGACCGCCTCCGCTGGCGTTTACCGTTGGTCTATTAACCAAGACACCTGCGTTAAATTCACCTTCGTTATATTCTGCAATATTATATTCTGCAATGATCTGTGTGCTCAGCGTAAACTTACGTTTCTTATATGCGTAGCTGTAGTCGTAGCCCCAGTTAAGCGTAACGTCTGTAGCTGACCCACCAATTACTGTGATCTTTAGATTCTTAAGTATCTTTAAGTTACTAGGGGCTCCGAAGTCTATGTAGTTGGTGAAGTAAGACATCTGATATGGAATATCGTTGTCTCTGTATCCTGTGTACTTTGCAATGCCATTAGGCTTACCAATAAGTAGCTCTCCAGAACGTGTACGTGCCATGCAAACTGGATTAATAGTTGTCCAAGTAGTGGTTCGGTAACTACCGTCCTGCAAAGGTGTCCGAGTGTCGAAGCAGTATGTTATATTTGAAGTCGGTAAGTACACAAGATAGAATGCGTCTTCGGGACTATACACGGAGGCTATATGGCCTTCCTCACTCAGCAAGTATTCAATCAGCGCTGAACGTATGTTCTTGGATACGTCTGCAATAGGCGCAGATTTCTCCTGTACGGTGCGAGAAAGAGTACGTACACCAGAGTCACTAAGGAATAACAAATCCTTACCAGTGGCCTGTACGGAGTCCCTAGCGGCACATCCGATGCCTACGATAGTATCTGCTAAAGCCATCGTTGCAGGATCTTCAGCGCCTTGGTAGATAAGCATCTGACGCTTACCAAAGATTACCAAGAAATTGTTGTGAGACGCTAAAGCCACAATAGTATCACTACCGTCAGGCCACACCTTGGATACGTCAATAGAGCCTGAAGAGCCTGTGTTCCACTTCATACCTGTCAGAAGATCTGACCAGTAGATCGTAGTGGCATCAGCGGCTGTATTGGCTACCCAGAGGCGACCAAAGGCTGACATAGCTACGTTACCTTCAGGCACTGTTCCTACGTAGTCTGGATGGTCTTCAACAGCTACTGCAGTAGAGCCATCGTACACAACAGGCTTGGCACCCTTGCGGAATAGGTAGTGTTTGTTATTAAGTGTCGCATGGCTGTATAGACCGTCAGTGACTGTGTAGCCTGCTGGTGTAATGTCAGTTAATGTTTCTGTGCCTTTGTAGATTGCTGTAGAGGAGGAACTGATAACTTCAGTAGTCCCATCCTCTTTAACAAACTCAGCCATAGACACAATGTTAGCTGGGTTAGTAGTGGTCAAATACTGCCAACCCTTACGTGCGCCAATACGTCCAAACTGGTCTATAACACAGTTGGTAGCGTCTAGTGCGTACTGCTCAGGCAGTGACGTAGGACTATCCTCTGTGTTTAGACCATAGAAGCCCGGAGCTTGTATGGCTATAGATTGGAGTGGTTTAGCCATTATACGTAGTCCCAGATTAGTTCATCTTCGTGCTTACGTGCGTCCAAGGTGATTGCGTCTGCCAAGGCTGCTTTGGCAAATATTGCCTGTTCAGCTCCTGACTGTCCTCCAGTTTCACCACGCTCTACCAAGGCGTATGCGTAAGCAAACTGAATGATAACATTAGCAGGTAGTTTTGTAGTGTCACTATCATCTACAAAGTCTCCAGTACGCTCTACGCAATAGAATGTTAGGCTGTCTACAGAATCTGGCACTGGATACAGACGAATCTGCATATCGTTGTTAGAGTCTGCACCGTCTATGGCGTAACTAGTGACATCACCTTGGGCCACTTCATTAAGATTCTTACGTCTAATCTCATGGATTGACTCGTTACGTAAGGGCATCTTTAGCGTGTTGTTAAGGCCCTCAAGAATCTCTGAACGGTACTTAACACCTGTGAGGCTGTATAGCCCTGTACCAGCCACTGTAGTTAGGTCTACAGAGCTACGTAGGGCTGTCCAATCCCAAGAGTTCTCTACGTACTGCTTAGCGTCATTGACAAGTTCTCCAATTAGTTTTGTATAACTGGTTTCAGCAACAGTAGATGCCTCATCTTCTCGGAGCCTACGAAGGACCCCATTTACTAGTTCTAAATATGTCATGCTGTTCTCTTGAACCTACGTTGAAGTAATTGACGGGACAGTGGTGTACCAGAGTCTACGTAGTTGTTTTTGTTAATTGCCGTTAGCACTGCATCCAAGTCTGAACCAGATCCTGCTACAGCGTTACCGAAGAGATCAAATTCTGGTATGTCTATACTAGGTAGATCTATGTCTGGTAAGTCCATTTCTGGTAGATTTACTTCTGGTGCAGATATATCAGGACCATCTATTTTTGGTAAGTCTGGTAGATCTATATCAGGCAACGACACATCAGGTAGATCTATGTCAGGCAATGATACGTCTGGTAGATCTATGTCAGGCAATGATACGTCTGGTAGATCTATATCAGGCAACGTTACGTCTGGTAGGTCTATAGACTTGATCCAGTCTAATACGTCCTGTATAGTTCCTGTTATAGCATCCCCAATACCGCTCAGATCAATGTCTGGGAAGTCTGGGAAGCTAGGCAGCTCTCCCTCCCAAGAAATACTAGGCAGACTTATGTCTATATCTGGTACTAGTTCTTTGACGAAATCCCAAGCAGCCTTAACCCCATCTTCGATAAACCCAAGGTCTATGTCTGGAATATTAAAGTCAATCCCAGCGCCTTCCAAGAAACTAGGTATCTCAAACTTAGGAATCTCCCCACCTTCCTTGAAGTAGGTGTACGCAGTCCGTGCAGCAATCTCCTCTGGTGATTTACCTTGGTCATACAGTATAGCCCCTTTAAGGGCTGCTTTAGCCTGTGGCGAATCTCCAAGTACTTCTGTACCATAAGTTTTCGCTAGGGCTTCTGTAGGACTAACACCTGCAAGCATTAAAGCAGCGGCCTCTGTAGGCTTCTTATAGCCCTCTGGAAGTGCTTTTACTAGATCATCCCCAAAGGCAGTAACGACTGCTGTAACAGGGTCTTGACCACTAACAATGGCAGCAGCAGCTTGTACACTACTATTGGCAAGGTCAGACGTTAGGGTAGCTCCTGCAGCGCCTGCTAGTACACCAACTAAGCTAGGACCTGCAATGCCTCCGTAGATTTCTTTCCAGCGTTCTGGGTTCTTCTCTATAGCGTCATTTAATGCGCCTACGTTAGAGACGAACTCTTGACTACTTCCACCAGTTGCCTCTAGTCGAGCATTACTTTCTGCTATCATCGAATTAAATTCGTCAGCAGTCATAAATTGCTCTTGACCAAAAGTAGTCTGAGAAATCCACTGAGTACCATTTTCATCTACATAGGCTTGGAAGTCA